GCCCCGCGCTCGGCTATTTTGCGCACGTCATCCCGCCGGATCACTGGCCGGTTCGATCTGATTTCATTGATCGTTTTATTCTGGCAGTTTTCCATAGATCAAATGCCATAAAACCGGACAACCGCCTGTTATTACTAGGTTATTTTTTAAAAACCTGTGACTTTGCAGGTGGCAGGCTGGTCTAGTTTTATCGGTGGTTTATTTAAACCGTTGTTTTTAAACACTTTCTTTTGAGAATGATTCTCATTCGCAGAAAGCCGACCCCTGCCAGTGCCACCCACCCCCCTACCGGTAGCGTATACCACCCTGACATATTTTCAGAAAATACAAACCGTAAACGACCACCCAAGCATCCACCCTTTAGTATTTCTACCACTAGATATTGTAAACATACTATTCTTATGTGCTAAGTATTGACATTCATGTGCCACCTTGTTATACTTATGTTAGACCCCACTACTAATGCATAAGGAACTTGCATGGACGATTGTGGGTCAGAGGTATCTCTGGAGGTTTTATTCGGGGCTATTGCTTCTGTAGAGGTTAACGAAGGCGGTATTCTCCAGATAGTACTCAACTTGTTTGCATCTGACGAGGGTAATTCTCAGAAAGTCCGTATCGACTTTTATAATATCACCGAGAAAATTTTATCTCATCATAAGGATACCGGAGAGTATCATCATTTATTTGCAATTTCAGAGGAGATGACGCGAGAGGCAGAGCGTATCCGCATGGAAGCAGTCAGTATGTCTGATTCTGAAGAAGCCGTGGCTGATTTGTTTAACGTCTAGCATCTTGCAGTTAAGTTTATTCCCAGAAGAACACGTCGAACCGGAAAAGGTTTGCCCTGATAGGGAATGCAAAGGCTGCAAGAAGGTTAAGCCTGAGACTGACTTTAATATACTTATCTACAGACGTAGTGGGAATACGTCTTTCCATCCGTGTTGCAGGGAATGCAACAAGCAGGCTGAGAAGATCAAGGCTGAATGGAGAGAGGCTAACCCACTACCGGATAATTACTCATGCCAGATTTGCGGAATGACACATGAGAATTTCAAGGAAAATGGCAGGTACTTGAATAGAACGCCGTTCTCTGTGGATCACTGCCATACTACGATGAAGGTTAGAGGTTGGATTTGCAATAGATGCAATACTGCTTTGGGACTAGCCTGCGATGATACGGATGTTTTGAAGAAGATGATTAAATACCTAGACGCATAGCGGGTATACCCCTTTAGTATCTACTATCTAAGCCACTTAGTTGGTATAATGATATGTATACATACTAAGGAGAATATACATGTTAACTAAGATTATTGCTGTGGTAGTACACTTCTTTTCTGGAGAAGCGGCTATTGTTAAGAAGATACAACAACACCAGTTAAAACGGGTAGCCTACTGGCAATTGAATAACCTGTCCGACAAGATGCTTAAAGATATTGGGATAACCCGTGGAGATATCCGTAGAGCAGCCAACGGCGAGTGGAATGGTCAGCGGGAAACGACTTAAAGCCGTCTTCTAAAGACGAATACTACCAGTACCTATATAGTATACGGCTGGGAGGGACAACTCCATTATAGCATGGAAGTATCCCTTTGTCTACAGTAAAGTGGCGTATGATTAATATTAATTAAATAGTTGACACGCCACCTAGTAAGTGGTACAATGTAGTATCAAAGCAGATTGAGTAGTCTCCAGTTTTTGTTATGTTCGCTGGTCGCACATTCTATTCTCTGCAGAGATAACTGGGCGCGGGATTACTGATGGGGGTCTTTTTCTCGCGCCCACTTTTTCACAGAAAGTAGCATGGCATTTAACTTATATTACATACGTGCTGCAATCCAACAGCGCACCGGAAGAGTACTTACCTTTAAGCACATACGTCGGCTTTTAGTAGAGGAAGGTTTAATTTCTCAGAAGGAGTTAAATTCCAATCCTCTGGCTAAAGAGTTTGAGGGATACGGACGTTTCTTTGCATATGAAGATAATTCAGTAGACGTACCATTTCAGCCGTCAAGATTTTTACCAGACGTATATTTAGAGGAATTACTAGATGAGGAAGTTGGCTAATAATGCAGCCTTAATCAAACCTGTTCACAAGGTATCCAAGTTATACCCAGAAGGTGCGACTTACAAGAAGCCAGCATCACAGCCCCCGAAGAAATAGGCATAAGGATGATAGACCCTGTAAGTGCCTTTGCAGCCGCCCAAGCCGCATTTTCCGTCACTAAGAAACTGATTGGTGCTGGGCGGGAATTACATGACGTAAGTTCGCAAATCGGGAAGTGGTATGAAGCCTGTTCAGACGTAAACAAGGCTGAAAGCCAACGCAAGAACCCCAAGACTTTTGAGAAAATGAGCCAAGGCTCTGACAGTTTAGAAAGGGAAGCACTAGACCTTATTGTCCGTAGGAAAGCCCTGCTTGAGAAGGAAAAGGAGATAAAATTCCTACTCAACTATAGGTACGGTCCTAACACGTATAAGGAGATGACCGACCTTAGAAAGCAAATTAGAGAAGAGCGCGAGAAGACAGTCTACAGGGCTATGGAGGCCAAGCGCGAGATGATGAACAATGCTGTTATTCTTGGGCTATCTACTGGTATATTAGGGGTACTAGGCGGCGGTGTATACCTGCTGATGTTAGCCTTGTGAACGTAGTCATACCCTTAATCCTGATAGGCTCTCTGGTTAACCCAGAATATGTAACCTGCCACTTGTGGAAGAGAACAGAAGGTAGAGATGGCAAGGTGTGTATCTACTCTGGCGTGAACGGAACAATAGCATACCACTACGCTCAAAGGTCGTTCACCGAGTGTCCCCGCCAGTTCCAATGTAGGTATGCGCCTAACAGCAAGGGCAGGGTTACCTTAAAGGATATTATGAAGGGTATTAGCGATGGCTTCTAAGGCCGAAAAGATAGCAGCCGGTAAGAAGCGGCATGGATTTAAGGCGGTTAACAAGCCTCGTCGCGGTGGGCCTAAGAAGTTTGAAGTACTGGCGGTTGAGGGTGACAACGTGAAGTACGTCACCTTTGGCGATCCTAATATGGAAATCCGCAAGGATAACGCAGCCGCAAGGAAGTCCTTCAGAGCAAGACATAAATGCGATGAGAAGAAGTCAAAGTTAACTGCAGGTTATTGGTCTTGCCGCAAATGGTGACCGTAGTCCAATTTCCCCAATTATCAGAAATCGACAAGCAGTTCTTACTCTTAGAGCAGCAACAATTAGAAATACGAAATCAATCCAGACTTATTAGAGAAAGAGGTGCAACTATGCCTAATGTTGGCGGTAAGAAATTTCCCTATGATAAAAAAGGCAAGGCGGCTGCTAAAGCGGAAGCCAAAAAAACCGGCAAGACTATGACTAAGAAAAAAGAGCCAGAGTCAAAGCCTGCTTCTCCTAAGAAACCTACAGCCAAGAAAATGGCTTATGGCGGCATGGCTATGAAAAAAAAGAAGAAATAATGTCGCTGGTCAGAAATATAAATGCCAAGAAAAAGGCAGGAACTTCTAATTCTAAGAAAAATTCCACGGTATCTGCAAAGGCTTACGCAGATATGAAAGCGGGATGGCCTAAGAAAAAGAAGAAGAAAAAGTGACCGAAGAGAGGCTGTCCCGAATGGAGGACAAAATAGACAAACTATCTGAGGCAGTTGTCTATATGGCCCGTATTGAAGAACGTATTATCACGGTCTTTAAAAGGATGGACAGTATGGAAGGTCAGTATAAGAAGTTTGATGACCGCATGGACGAGTTAGAAAAACAGGCCATTCAGAGAGGCCAAAAGATAGCCTTTGCTGAAAGATTATTCTGGGTCGCAGTAACCGCATTTTCTGGCTTCATATTTTTTATGGATTAATGTCGGAGTTTTAAATGCTAGAAGCACAACGAGATTACACTGAAAAACAAAGGCTATTCCTTGAGGCTCTCATGTCTGAGGAATGCAGAGGGAATATCCGCAAAGCCATGACGGCGGCGGGTTACGCCTCTAATACAAATGCAACGGCAGTAGTCCGGCCTTTGTCTAAGGAGATTAACGAGCAGGCAAATCTAATGCTGGCTATGAATGCTCCAAAAGCAGCCTTTTCCATGCGGGATGTCTTAGACGATCCTTCGGCTATGGGCGCACGTAATTCAATCGCAGCCGCTGCTCAGATACTAGACCGCACTGGTTTGGTGAAGAAGGAACAGGTTGAGGTTAAAAATACAGGCGGTGCGATGTTTATACTACCACCGAAATCTGACGATTGACCAAATGGCCTGACAAAACTCGTCCAAATAAGTACGCCAAAAAACCCTACGCCTACGAGGAGTCTGAAGATGATCCGCTAGTACTGGTTGCCAAACAAGACATGGTGGACAAGATTGAGAAGGCTTTGGATTACCTAGATCAGGGTAATTCCACCCGTAAGTCTGCCGAATGGCTGTCTAAGCAAACCGGAGAGCCTATCAGCCATCAAGGCTTAATCTACATCTGGAAGCGGGAAAGAGGTAGGGGTACTGCCAATCCATCCAAACGGCTGAAAGATTTAGGCAGAGAGAACCGTAAGCGGAAGCCCAAGACGGCTGAAGAGAAGAGACTAGCCACTGCTAAACGCAAGCAAGCAGACGCTAGAAGAAGTCTGACTATCGCCAAGAAGAACCTAGACACCCTCAAACCGAAAGAAGAAGAACTAGACACTGCCAACTTAGACTTTTCTGCAATTGAAGAACAGAGGCAAGAGCAGGAAGTAGTATTCGCTCCTAATGAAGGTCCACAGACGGAGTTCCTAGCAGCGTCCGAAAGAGAAGTACTTTATGGCGGTGCAGCCGGTGGCGGCAAGTCTTTTGGATTACTTGCTGACCCGATGCGTTACTTTAGCAATCCTAATTTTAGTGGTCTGATACTCAGGAGAACTAATGATGAGTTACGCGAATTAATTTGGAAATCTCAAGAGTTATACCCTCTTGCATTTAAAGGGGCAAAATGGGGTGAGAAGAAATCACAATGGACTTTTCCATCTGGTGCCAAGCTGTGGTTTAGCTACCTAGAACGCGATCAAGACGTTCTCAGATATCAGGGGCAATCATTTAGTTACATAGCGGTAGATGAGTTAACCCAGTATGCCACCCCCTTCGCATGGACATATCTCAGGAGCCGTTTGAGAACTACTGATTCTACCCTTCCCATCTACATGAGAGCAACAACCAACCCCGGTGGAATTGGGCATGGATGGGTTAAACGTACTTGGATTGACCCTGCTCCTGCTAACACAAAATTCATAGCAAAAGACTTAGATAGCGGAAAAGACCTAGTATACCCAGAAGGACATGAGAAGGCGGGAGAACCTTTATTCTACAGACGTTTCATTCCCGCATCATTGAAAGACAATCCCTACTTAATGGAAGGTGGGCAGTATGAGGCTAACTTATTATCGCTCCCAGAAATGCAGCGGCGGCAACTTCTTGAGGGAGATTGGGCAGTTGCTGATGGAGCCGCTTTTTCGGAGTTTCGGCAGTCTGTACATGTTATTGAACCGTATGACATCCCACATGATTGGATCAGGTTTAGGTCATGCGACTACGGATATAGCAGTTATTCTGCTTGTCATTGGTTCGCAATTGATCCCAACTTTGGTACTTTAATCAATTATCGGGAATTATACGTTTCAAAACACACCGGACGTGATCTAGCCAAGGCTATTAAGGCTGCTGAAGAGGGTGACCGGATACAATACGGCGTACTCGATTCAAGTTGCTGGCATAATCGCGGTCAAATTGGCCCTAGTATTGCCGAAGAGATGATAAACGAAGGCACCAGATGGCGTCCTTCTGATCGAAGTAACGGTGCAAGAGTGGCTGGCAAGAACAGACTGCATGAAGTCCTCAAGGTAGACGAGTACACAGACCTACCTGCCATACAATTCTTCAACACATGCAGACAAATTATAGCCGATTTACCTGTGATACCGGCTGACCCTAAAGGTTCTGACGATATAGACCCAAGATACGCCTCAGACCATGCCTACGACAGCGTTAGGTATGCAGTTATGAGCCGACCAAAAGCCTTTTCTCCTTTCGATATGGGTAGAGGTGTTCCCGAACAAGTCTGGCGTCCTGCCGATGCAACATTTGGATACTAAATATGGCCTTAATGGATAAACCTCTTCCCGAAGACGTTACGGATACTGATATTGTACTGCCTTTGTCGGAAGATGGTGACGTTGAACAGGAAAACCAAGAGTATTCCGGAGCAGTAGGCTTTATTGAAAGTCAGTATCAGCGTTCCAAAGACGCTAGAATGACTGATGAGCAGAGATGGCTGGATTCCTACCGCAATTATCGTGGCCTGTACTCGTCTGAAGTTCAATTCACCGAAAGTGAGAAGTCAAAAGCCTTTATTAAGATTACCAAGACTAAGGTTTTGGCTGCTTATGCGCAGGTTGTAGACGTTTTGTTTGCCGGATCGAAGTTCCCCATTGGTATTGAGGCACGGCAGTTTCCAAATAACGTAGCTGGGGCCGTTTCATACAACCCAAACACACTCACTGACGAGAAAATCAAAGAACAAGTCGGCGTAGACTATAATGTACCCTCTAGTATCGTTCGCCCTGACATTGCCAAAGACTTAGGACTGTATAAGGACGTTCTTGAGCCGGTAAAAGACGAGTTAGAATTAGGTGCGGGTACAGGTCAGGGTTCTATTACTTATGAACCGGCTAAACGTGCTGCGCAGAAGATGGAAAAGTTGATGCACGATCAGTTGGAAGAGACTGACGCGCCAAAACACCTAAGATCGATTGCATTTGAGTGCTGCCTCTTTGGTACAGGCGTATTCAAGGGTCCATTTGCGCAAGATAAGGAATATCCCCGCTGGGACAAGGAAGGCACGTACACTCCCTTGTTTGAAACCATCCCTAAAATGGAATACGTCAGCATTTGGGACTTTTACCCCGACCCTGACGCCAGAAATATGAATGAAGCCGAATTTACCATTCAACGGCACAGATTAAACCGTACACAATTGCGTACACTAAAGAAAAGACCTCATTTCCGCGACGAAAGCATAGAAATAGCCCTAGAATACGGCTCTAACTACACCAGAGAGTACTGGGAAGATGCCTTAGAGGATGATTCCACGCATTCCGACATGGATCGGTTTGAAGTACTCGAATACTGGGGTGTTTTAGACGCTGAATTGGCTGAAAATGCCGATATTAAGATACCTTCTGAATTGAAGGATAAAGATGAAGTTCAAGTTAATATATGGGTATGTAACGGGCAAATCTTACGCCTAGTCCTCAATCCATTTACCCCAGCACGTATTCCCTACCTGTCTGTGCCATACGAATTAAATCCTTACTCATTCTTTGGTATAGGCGTTGCTGAAAATATGACAGATACCCAACTTTTAATGAATGGGTTTATGCGTATGGCTGTAGACAATGGGGCATTGTCTGGAAACCTTATTATCGAAGTAGATGAAACTAACCTAGTTCCGGGCCAGGATATGAGTATTTACCCCGGCAAAGTGTTTCGGAGACAGGCAGGCGCACCGGGGCAGGCTATCTTCGGGACCAAATTTCCCAATGTTTCCCAAGAGTTACTGATGATGTTCGACAAATCTCGACAACTTGCAGACGAGGCTACAGGAATACCATCCTACAGCCACGGTTCTGGTTCAGTAGGCGGCGTAGGGCGAACTGCCTCTGGTATGTCTATGCTGATGGGAGCGGCTGCTCAGAACATCAAGGCGGTGGTCCGTAATATAGATGACTACTTATTAGCACCATTAGGTCGCAGCCTGTTTGCTTTCAATATGCAGTTTAATTTTGATGAAGAGTTTATTGGTGACCTAGACGTTAAAGCGCGTGGCACTGAGAGCCTGATGCGGAATGAAGTGCGTAGCCAACGACTACTGCAGTTTATGCAGATGACTAGCAATGAGCAGATGGCACCGTTTGTTAAGTACGACTACATCCTGCGTGAACTAGCTGCATCGATGGACTTGGATGAGGATAAAATTCTCAATGATCCACGCGAGGCGGCAATCCAACAGAAGATGATGGCTGAGATTAAGGCACTCATGCCGGAGCAGCCAGCACCGCCACCACAGGCAGGCCCACAAGGCGGTCCACCCGTACCATCACCGGCAGACCCTACTGGTAATGGCGGGGGTAACATAGCCGCTGGTGCGGCTCCAGAACCAGATGCTGCAGGCTTCACTGGCGGCGGCGGTGGAGACAATGGTGGGCAACCACCACAGCAGCCTGCAGGGGTTCCAATTCAATAATGGATAAACAGTTTATTCGATCACTACTGCCGTTGGTCAATGATAAGACCAGCATGAACCTACTCCAGACTTACGCAGATGTACGTATTAGCCAGCATCTAAATCAGATGAGCATGGAAAAGGATATGGAGAGAGTTAAGCGCATTCAAGGCGCAGTTGCGGAATTACGCCGCATTACCACTCTTCGAGATGAAATTATTACAGGTGCCAAATAATGGGGTATTTTTCTGACATATTTAAATCTGACGATGCTCCGGTTGAGAGTGATGACCTAGAACAGACTGCAGGATTTTTCAGCCAAGAGCGCGGTCAGGCGCGTAGCAAGGCTTTGAATGATGCCATTAGATATTACTTAGGCCCGTACCTTGGTGCAAAAAATGGCTTACTAGACAGCGGTAATCAATTATTAAATCCAGTGGTAGGTCTGCAAGATTCCGGTGTTGCATTTAAAGAAGGTCGTTATGTCGATGGCGTTACAGACCTAGCCGGTGCTGCAGTACCACTAGCCGGTGCTGTAGTTGCAAAACCACTGGCAAAGGCAGTTGCGAATAAAGCAGATGACGCCGTCGATATGGTCAGTGAAACTCTGACCGGCTTCTCTGCTAAACCCAAACCGTTTGATCCTAGTAGACGTAAGGCAATGCAGCAAATGGGGGCGGCTGCAGTAGCAGCACCTGTTTTGGCGTCTGATGCAACCAGAGGCGTACTGGAGGAAGTTATAGCACCTGTAGTAAAGAAGACTGCAGGAGCACTTAATCCTCTTAGTCAGTCTCTTGGTAAACTAGACGGCATGGCTACGGATTTTCAAAATGGATTTTTAAAAGGTCAGGATATTTTCCAGCGGGTCAAAGAAGGCAAGTATACCAACTACTGGATGACATCACGAAGCAATCCAGAACTTGCTGCCCATGACAATAGTATGAATGACCTTGCAGAAAGTATGCGGAATGAATTTTTCGACAGCGTAGTACCTGCTTTGACTAAGGATAATATCTCCACATTAAAAGATGATGAATTGCTGTTCGCCGCGAGTGAATTGTCTGCTAGGGCCGACGATGCCTATATGAAAGCGGCTGATTTTGATAACGGTGCGCTGGCAGAATCCTTGGATACTTCAGTACAAGATGTACTAGATGAACTTTCCGCAAGGGGTATTAACACTCCGGAAACCCAGAAGTTACTTGATGATATTGAATACCGGAAAGACCCTTACCTTGAGGGAGCATATGCTGGAGAAGATGTTACAACAGACGCTCTAGGTATGCCGTCTGCGAATGTAGCAGCCAATATGGTTCCCAAGGATATCGGTGGGGAGATGTCTACGGTAGACGCACAGACAGATGAATTATTCGGCGGTGTAGATTTTAATGAGGTGGCCCGTGTAGGAGACAACACTGTACCAGAGGGTAATCCGGAATTTAGCCCTACAGGTAGAATTTCCACAAGAATGCCTATCAAGCCTAAGAAGGAAGGCGGTGGTGTAGACCCAGCGGTTTATTCCGGCGAACTGACCATTGGCAGAGATGTCATGGAAGAAGGCGGCACTCTGAAAAAGAATATGGAATATTTAGCAAGTAGACGTGAACAAAGCGATGATGTTGTTAACAAGGGAAAAGATAACGAAAGACCTTTGTTTACCAGTAGCACTCCTAATCCATATGCAGACATTGGCGATGTACCCTACTTCCCCGGTTTTAAGGCCCTAGAAGGGATGTCTACAGAAGACAGAGCCAAGTTTGTTTCTGCCATGCAACAGGAAAATCTAGAATGGATTATGAATAAAATTCCAAAGGAATTTCAAGATCGTGCCAAACTCTGGTACACTGGTGCTAATAGATTTTCAGAAGAACTAGCCTCTAAATATGGCGTACCAAGACAGTCTATGTCGGGTGTACTTGCAGCATTATCCCCACAGAAAGACTGGTTCCAGAATGCTTCTCTTGGAGAGCGTGTAGCAGATGCGGTGATTAACAATAGGAACTTTCCTTGGTCTAGTGAAATGGAAGCAGTTGTTAAACAGTATCCCGTATTTAAGACCGGCGGTAGAGGTAGAAATGCTGCCATTTGGGAGAGTATACGAGGTAAGAAATACTCTGAATTAGAAACAACTCCTCAAAAAGCCATGTGGGTCAGGGCTTTTGATGAAGCCCACAATCCAAAGACCTACAGGGCGTTAACTCCAGAGGGTGATCTTGGCGATATAGTTACAGCCGGAAATAAGACTAGAGACATTTCTTGGGGTGGATTTAACACTATTGAAAAAGCCGTAGACGCGCTAGAGAGTGGCGGTGACTTTAACATCCTATCCGATGCAATGGGAGACATGCACAAGGTTAGAAACTTCTTCAACAATATTGAAGTACCCTTCTCCGACATGGGTGATGTTACCATTGATACACATGCTATTGCAGCGGCTCTTATGCGACCTCTAGGCGGCGATGATCGTCTAGTTGCACAAGGGCTAGGTGCTGTAGGTGGCAAGGACGCTAAAACGGGTGCCAAGGGAAATTACGGATTTATAGCAGATGATTACAGAGCAGTGGCAGGCAATAGAGGACTGCTGCCTAGAGAAACACAATCTATCACTTGGGAAGCAATTCGTAGCCTGTTTAATAATAAAAGTGATAACGTGAAACGTAGGGTTAATACCATATGGTCAAGGGTTGATGATGGTAGCCTAACACAACAACAAGCCTTGGATTTAATAGAAGCGGAAGTGGGCGGCTTCCCACAAACCCAACAAGTACTCACACCAAGAACAAATCGATCTATAGGCGATGGTAGAAGTTCAACCATGTTTGCTGCCGGTGGACTACTCACAGCCGGTGCAATGGAAGAAGGCTTCGCCTCAGAACCGGAGTATCAATAATGGCACTAGGCGGTTTGGCAACAACTAACAAGGGCATCACAACGCCGGAAGGATTAACTATGGCTAAGAAGAAATTCCAACTGGACGATAAAGATGCCGATACAAACGGTGACGGCAAACTTAGTACCCGTGAGAAGGAGATCGGCAAGGCAGTCCAACGCAATGTAGACACCGAAATTACTGACGATGAAAAAGTGCAGATGTCCCACGGTGGTATGGCTACTTATGGGTCATCTTGCGGGTGCGGGGCCATGTCAGAAGAAGACTGCATGTGTGGTATGATGGACGGCCTCATGGGCTATGACGGCGTATCAGGTAATCCCATCCCAGTAGGCTCCAACGCAGAAAATGTACGAGATGACATAGACGCTAAGTTATCCACTGACGAGTACGTCCTGCCAGCGCATGTCGTGAAATGGCACGGCCTCAAGCACATCCAAATGATGCAGAGTGAAGCGGAGATGGGTCTGATGTCCATGCAGATGGACGGCCTTATTCAACATGTCGAAGAGAAATCCGATAGCAAAGGCTCTAAGGACAGCGAAGTTCCGTCCGAGAGTAATTCCAAACAAAAAGGTGCCAAAGCGAAAGCCGAAGCATCCGAAGAAATTTACTCCGGAGAAGGAGTAGATGTAGAGGTCGCTACCATAGAGGTGGACGATAAACTTGATGACGAGGAAGATACCAAGGAGTTGAAACCGAAGACATCTAAACTGCCTAGTATGCGTAAGGGAAATACCTTCGCATTTAGGGTTTAACTTGGATACCCAGCATAGCTGGACCCAGATGAGGTACTAATGAGTAAGTATAAACGCGCAGCCGATGAAGATAATGAATTGTCATATTCACAAGAAGTGGCACAAGTTTCTGCAGAACCTCAGCTAGATGCTGAAGAGGAAAGTTACAAGAAACGATATCAGGATATTCAGCGACATATCCAGACTGTCAGAAATCAGGCCGATGAAAAAGTCCAGACCATGCAACAGCAACTGGAGCAGGCTACTAGAAAGCAGATTAAATTCCCAAAAACAGATGAAGAAGTAGAGGCTTGGGCTTCTAAATATCCTGACGTTGCTAAAATTGTTGATACGATTGCGCACAAACGTGCCAATGAAGTTCTTGCTCAAGGTGAAAAGCGTCTTGAAAAAGTAGAGCAGTTTGAACGGCAGGTACAGAAACAGGGCGCAGAACAGCAGCTAATGCAAATGCATCCGGATTTCTCAAGCATTCGTCAGGATAAGAAATTCCACGATTGGGTAGCCTTGCAGCCCCAAGCCATTCAAGACAGCGTGTATAAGAATAATACAGACGCTACATGGGCTTCTAGAACTATCGATCTGTACAAAGCCGACACAGGTAACAAGAGCAGTTCCCGTACAGCCGCACAATCTGTAGGCCGTACATCTAAATCATCACCGGCATCCACAGATCGTGCTACCTTCTCTGAGAGCGCAGTCGATAGAATGTCTTCTCAGGAATACGCCGATAATGAGGTAGCCATTATGGAAGCCATAAAATCCGGTAAGTTTTCCTATGATATGTCGGGAAGTGCGAGATAATAAAATAAAATGCTATTTGCTACTTGACTAAAATGCCACTTAGCTATAGCCTGCGGCTGCGCCCTTGGGGGTGCAGTATATAGTATTTAACTATTGCAATACTTATCTCACTGTGGTATAATGATTACATTGAGATAACAAAGCGTAGGACACTCCTAAGCAGAATACGGCTTATAGAAGTATACCCCGCGCTAATCTTCCAGATAATAAAAAACCTATGTCCACCAGATAGATGAGAACCATACTTGTATGATACTCTCATTCTAACTGCTACTATCGTTTTAATTGTCTGATCTAGCTGTCTTTGTGTCCATTACTTGAGAATGATTATCATTCACAAAAGTATTAATGACCAGAGATTTTCTTAAAGCCATTTCATTCAGGAGAAATAATAATGGCATTCCAATCCGCAACAGGACATGGCAACCTGCCCAATGGCGCGTTCAGTTCCGTAATTTATAGCAAAAAAACCCAACTTGCGTTTAGAAAGGCCACTGTAGTAGGTGACATTTCCAACACTGATTATTTTGGCGAGATCAATGCCCAAGGTGATACAGTGCGCATCGTTAAAGAGCCTGAGATTTCAGTCAGTGCGTATGCCCGTGGCACCACGATTCAACCACAAGATTTAGACGATGAAGACTTTTCTCTGGTTGTAAATAAGGCAAACTATTTCGCCTTTAAGATGGATGATATTGAAAGCGCACACTCGCATATCAATTTCATGGATTTAGCTACGGATCGTGCAGCTTATCGTTTGGCTGACCAATTTGATCAAGACGTTCTTGGTTATCTCTGTGGCTTCAAACAGTCCGCTCTTCATGGTGTAGCCGATACAGCAAATACCACAGCCCGTGGTGATAAGGCTGTTGCCACTGCTGGCTCTGACGAGTTGCTCACCAGCATGAAACTTCGGAAAGATAGCTTCGGTAACATTACAGGTTCACCGGGAGATCATTCCATTCCACTGGCAGCACGTTTGCCCGGTGCTACTACATTGCCAACAGCTACAGTATCGCCAGCAATGGTTGTCGCTCGTATGAAACGTCTGATGGATCAGCAGCAAGTTGATAGCCAGAATAGATGGCTTTGTTGCGATCCGGTGTTTATGGAACTCCTCGCAGACGAGGATTCACGCTTCATGAATGCAGACTACGGCGAGTCTGGTGGACTACGCAACGGACTGACCTTGAAGAACTTCCACGGCTTCCGTGTATATACTTCAAGTAATCTTCCAGCGGTAGGGACGGGTTCCGGTACAACTGGTACTGCCAATCAAAATACCAACTATGGCATTATCGTAGCGGGTCACAACTCGGCGGTTGCTACTGCAGAAACCATTTCGAAAACTGAGACTTACCGTGATCCAGACTCATTTTCGGACATCGTGCGCGGGATGCAAGTCTACGGTTCGAAGATACTTCGTCCCGAAGCACTCGTAACCGCCAAATACAACGCCGCTTAAAGGAGGACTGATAAATGGCACTTGGTGATAACACACTGCAAGCGGCTCGTGGCAACACGCAACGAGGTCGCGCTCCTCATATGGTACAGACTGTACTCAATCTGGCAACTGCTTTGTCTGACAAAGGTTCTGCTCTTGCAGCATCTGATGTCATTCCAGTAATTGCTGTCCCTAAAGGGAACATGGTTCTTAACGCAGGTATCGAAGTAGATACTGCTAGTGATGGTTCTACCTTCACTGTGGACCTTGGTATGGTTGACGCTGATGTATTTGTAGATGGATTTGATGCTACTTCAGCCGCTGCTGTTGTTGCACAAAATCCTGCAGCATATCAGCCAGTAATGGCTGTTGCAGATGACAACATTGACCTGACTATTGCTACACTTTCTGGTGGTGCAGTTACTACAGGCAAGTTGCGTATTTGGGCAGTTATGATGGACTGTACTGATATGGGTCACGACATGACTGCGTCACTCGCTGACCGCGACTACCTAGCATAAACACTTTGGGGCTGGCTTTACCGCTGGCCCCATTGCCATTTCTGAAAGTCTGACATGCCCAGCACATATATATCTTTATGCAATCAGGTTCTGCGTAGACTTAACGAAGTAGAAATTGTTGAGGCTGAATTTGGTACTTGTCGAGGTGTACAAGCCTTGGTCAAGGATGCTGTAATCACAGCACAAGCCAAGATTAATCAGGCTGAGTTTGAATGGCCTTTTAACGCCTCTGAGGAAACCGACACTCTAAGCGTTGGCGTCGAAGAATACGTCTGGCCCACTTATTATAAATCTACCGATTGGAATAGTTTCCAAATCCAAAAATCCGATAGTTTAGGTGTAAATTTTACAACCCTAAAATATATGGATCGTGATGAGTATTATCAAAACCATCGTGATCTTGATCAGAATGCTGGCAGTGATGGTCGAGGCGTACCATTGTACGTTTTCCCTAGTCACGGCAATGGCTACGGCATTACTCCCTCCCCTGACAAAGCCTATGTCATAAAATTTCGGTATTACTTGAACTACGCTGTAATTACCAATGCCACTGATGAAACCCGCATACCAGACAGTTTTGACTCGGTTCTGGTAGATGGTGCTTTGTACCAAATGTACATGTTCAAGGACAACGTCGAGATGGCGCAAGCAGCGTTTATGGCCTTTGAAAAAGGGGTTAAAGACCTACAGACCCTATATATAAATAACTACGAATATATTCGTGATACACGGGTTAAATTCTGATGCCTGATGAGATTCAGTCATATAAACTGATTTGCTCTGGCGGGTTAAATTCCAACGAAAATCACCTAGATTTATCAGAGAATTTCCCCGGCGAAGCTACTCGTCTGGTGAACTATGAGCCGTCACTTTTTGGCGGCTATCGTCGTATTGAAGGCTTCTCAAAATACGATACGGACTATGGCGAAGTTACCGTAGCTGGCAGTACAACGGGCCAAGGTAAAGTGCTTGGCATTGCTATTTTCAAAAACGATGTCACAGGTGCTAACACGATTATTGCCGCCCGACAGGACGCAGGGGCAACCACTTATTCATTTTATTATTACACTGCCTTTATAGGTTGGAGAAAATTTACCCTCGACCATTCAGTGACTAGGCCGATGAGTGCCAGTGGTCTGACAGTGGATAAACTCCGACACGTCCAGTTTAATTTTGGCAGCGGCAATACGATTATTTTTGTGGATGGCGTGAACCCAGCAATTGCTTACAATGGCACAAACTGGAAAGAAATTAAATCATCTCATTCTGGTGGCTATCACGCATCGAATAATACTGCTGGGGGCAATCAAGCGTTAGATCGGCCTTCTTTGGTAGATGTGTTTGAAAATCATGTATTTTTATCAGGTAACGCAGCTAATCGACCTACCATAGCCCACTCTGCGCCAAAGGATGGATATACGTGGACCTCTGCAGCGGGTGGTGGGCAGATATCCTCTGGTTTTGATGTTATCCAGATCAAGCCGTTTAGAGATAATCTGTTCGTATTTGGCGGCAACGCAATTAAGAAAATTACTGTAAATTCCTCTGCTGATTTTGCCCTAGAGCAAGTTACTGCCAATGTTGGCTGTGTGTCTCCAGATAGTGTGCAAGAAATTGGCGGCGATCTGATGTTTTTAGCACCGGACGGTCTGCGCCCAGTATCTGGCACCAGCCGAATTGGTGACATTGAATTAGGTTCGATTAGCAAAAAGATACAGGCTACTCTCGTTGATCTTATCCAGAACGAAGATATGTCTACGCTTAATGGCGTGGTCATCAGAAGCAAATCCCAAGTCCGATATTTTATCGGCGGTAGTTCCACAGCCGTTGGCGATAGTATTGGCATTATCGGCGGTCTTACTGAAAACTCTGGCACTCTGAAGTGGGAATTTGCTGAGATGCTTGGCATCAGGGCATCATGCTGCACCTCGGAATATATTGGTGCATCAGAATTTGTTTTACATGGCGATCATGATGGCAACGTGTACCAGCAGGAGTCAGGCACCAGTTTTAACGGGGCTGATATTATATCCGTTTATGCAACGCCGTATTTAGATTTTGGCGAGACAGAACAACGAAAAGTGATGCGTAAAATTAATACGTTTGTACGGGCCGAAGGTCCAATGGAACTGTCATTAGCCCTAACATACGATTGGGGCGATTACACCGCCGCTGCACCTAATGATTACACCCCCGCATCATTGGGTGGGCCAGCGGTCTATCGTGGTCGAGGCATCACGTATAATGGCGCAAACGTCCTGTATGGCGGTGCAAGCAAGCCGATTATGGTGACCGATGTGCAAGGTAGCGGCTTTGCGGTTCGGGCCACCTATGTGGCTATTGGACAGACCCAACCACACACTATCCAAGGCATTGTTGTTGAATTTAGCCTTGCAGGGAGAAGATAAACTATGGCTGGCTACACAAGACAATCTGCGTCATCGATTATTAACGGGTCTGATATTACAGCCCCGCCCTTGAATGCGGAATTTAATAAAGTCGTTGATACTTTTAATAATACTACAGGCCACAAGCATGATGGTACGGCTGCGGAAGGTCCGGTCATTGGATTGATTGGCGATCCCGGTGTTGCAGCCCCACTAAACAAAGTTGTGGTTGATAATACAAACAATCGTATTGGCGTCTTTGTAGACGCATCTGGTGCTGGATCGACTGTTGAGCAAGTCAGAATCCAAGACGGTGCTATCGTGCCTGTCACCGATAATGACATCGATCTGGGATCATCCTCGGTAGAATTTAAAGACCTGTATTTAGATGGCACAGCCCATGTCGATACACTGGATGTCGATGCCAATGCGACTGTTGCGGGTACTTTTGGAGTAACTGGGAATAGCACTCTGTCTGGTAATCTGGTGGTCACTGGAAATACTACTCTAGGCAATGCTGCCTCTGACACGGTGACTGTTACCGCTGACGTAGCCTCGCCTCTTATTCCCTCTGCCGATGATACATACGACCTCGGAGCCTCTGGCTCAGAATGGCGTAATCTATATGTAGATGGCACTGCGAATATCGATGCGCTTGTAGCCGATACTGCAGACATAAATGGGGGATCAGTTGATGGAGCAGTTATCGGAGCCGCTTCAGCGGCTGCAGGTACATTTACTGATTTAACTGCTACCGGAACCTTCGCCCCGTCAACGGTAGACATCAATGCTGGAGCAATTGATGGTACAGTTATCGGCGCTAATTCTGCAGCGGCGATCACTGGTACAACCATCACAGGATCGTCTTTGGTGGGAGATGTCACGGGTAATGCTGATACTGCCACCGCTCTAGCAACTGCCAGAACAATCGGCGGGGTTAGTTTTGACGGTACTGGCAACATAAATCTAGCGGGAGTAAATACCGCTGGTAATCAGGATACGTCTGGAAATGCAGCCACGGCAACTGCTCTAGCCACGGCAAGGACCATTGGCGGGGTAAGTTTCGACGGCTCTGCAAATATTGATCTAGCTGGTGTGAATGCCACTGGTAACCAAGACACGTCTGGTAATGCGGCTACAGCTACCGCTCTTGAAACCGCCAGAACAATTGCGGGGCAATCGTTTAATGGAACTGGCAATATTACAATCGCTGCCACAGATTTGTCGGATACAGACCAAAGTCTAGCCACAGGCGATACCGTACAGTTTGCCCAAGTAACGACTACAGGCAATGCTATTGTTGGCGGTAATCTAACGGTAAACGGCACCACTACCACTGTCGATACAACCAACATGGTTGTGTCTGATGCGCTTATTGAGTTGGGTTCTGGCACTACTGGGACACCGTCTAACGATGCTGGTCTGGTCATTGAACGTGGCGATTCGGCTAATGCATTTATTGGCTATGATGAGAGTGCTGATAAATTTAAGGTTGGTACAGGCACATTCACAGGTGCTTCCACTGGTAACCTGTCTATCACAACAGGTACTTTAGTTGCCAATGTTGAGGGCGCAGTCACAGGTAACGCTTCCACAGCCACGGCTTTAGCAACTGCCCGTAATATTGCTGGTCAATCTTTCGATGGTACTGGCAACATCAGCATTGCTCCAACGGATTTAACTGGGGTTAATAGCACCGCTGCTGAACTTAATATTATGGATGGCGATACTTCTGCATCCAGCACAACTCTTGCAGATGCTGATCGTGTAGTGGTCAATGATGCTGGAACCATGAAGCAGGTCGCATTGAGCGATTTTGAAACGTACATGGAGACTAGCCTAGACACACTTTCCAATGTGACCACAGTCGGTGCATTGAATGCGGGTTCGATCACATCAGGCTTCGGTGCAATAGACAACGGCTCCAGCGCAATCACTACAACTGGCACAATTAACTTTGGCTCACTAGCAGATGGCTCTATTACTATTACAGGCTTTGTAGATGAAGATGATATGTCATCTAATTCTGCTACTCTTATTCCTACTCAACAGTCCGTTGAGGCACGTATTCAAGCAGTTAATGGTACAGCCAATAACGTAACTGGCCTTAATGCTTCTGGAGCAGAGATTAACACAGTAGCAGACCCTGATACGTCTATTGGAACTACAGCCGTAGCTGGTGGCGATGGGATCGTTACGCAGGACACATCTGGCAATGTGATGCTCCAGACTACTGTCGATACGTTTGATACCTATCTGTCGCAGACCACCAAGACGCTTACCAATAAGACACTGACCAGCCCAGTAGTCACGGGAATGCATCTGAATGACTCAGGCTTTACCGTTGAAGGCTCTGGTGCAGATGGCAATGAGACTACGGTAGCATTCACTAACCCGACTGCCGATAGAACAATTACTCTGCCCGATGCTACAGGTAATCTGGCTGTATTTACTACGGCTCCTACGGCTGCTATTTCGGATGGTTCATCAGGACAGTTTTTGACAACTAATGGCTCTGGTGCGTTAAGTTTTGCTGATGCTGGTGGTGGTGCTTTTGCCTATACACGTGCAGCTAAAACGGCAGACTATACAATTGTTGCAGGTGATCTAGGTAAAATTATTGATGTTACTGCAAATGATGTAACCCTTACACTTACAGCAGCAGCTACATTAGGCGATGGTTTTTATGTGCATATTACGAATACTGCAACTGACGCCACCCATGAAATTACAATAGCAACAAATGGCTCTGAAACTATTGATGGTATGCAGTCTAGAACAGTAAGACTAAATGAAGGCGTCCAACTAGTTTGTGATGGTAGCAACTTTTTTTCTTTAAGAGGTGAAATAAACGGTCTATCAACAAATTTTTCAGAACAAAGCCATTATTTAAATCAACCTAGGGCTTCGGGAACTAACGCTTTAGCACTAGGGTATCAAACTGTAGCGTCAGGAAATTTTACTACGGCTATAGGGTATCAGGCGGTTGCTTCTGGAACAAGTTCAGACGCATTTGGTAGTAGTGCTTATGCAACCGCTGATTATTCTCTGGCTCTTGGGGCGGGTCATGCAACTGGATATGAAAGTGTAGCAATAGGTGGATCATCTACGGCGGCACTTTCCTCTGGTCAGGACAGCATTGCCATAGGCAATAATGCGGTTGCTTCTGGAAACGGATCAAAAGCCATAGGTTCTAATGCTAAAGCAACAGGTATACAATCCACTGTTATAAACACTGGGAGCGCTACCACAACGGCTAGTAACTATGGTGCAGTATGTATTGGCTCTGGGATCAAATCTGCTCAGATCGGAAAGTACGCTTTTGGTTGGAAACCCTTTGCATTAGAGGGTGATTGCCAAGGCGGTATGATGATACTTAAATGTGCCACCACAGATGCTACCCCTACCGCTATGTTTACTGGTACAAACGGGGTTACTTCTGATGCCCAACTTGTAGCAGCATCTGACACCTGTATTACCTTTCACGGCACTGTAGTCGCAATGCAGAACGGGGCGCAAGCCTATGCTGGTTGGGAGATCAAAGGCATGTTGGTCAACGATGGCGGCACTACAACATTAGCCCTTGGAAACGTGTCTGATATGGCAGCTACAAATGCCTCTAGCTGGGCAGTAGCACTCAGTGCTGATAACACGTACAATGCTTTAAAGATACAAGTTACAGGTGAGGCTAGTCATAACATTAGGTGGGTAGCTAACGTACATACTTCGGAGGTCACATACGCTTAAATGGGTCAGATAGAAATTAATCATACAGGGTCTGGTGGGGGTGTTGTCCTTAGTAGTGATGGCACTGATCTACTGTTAGGTGGTAGTGCTATTGGTGGTGGTGGTGGTGGTGCTTCTGCTTATACCATTGATACAAAAACTGATAACTACACTGCTGTTGCCGGTGATTTAGGTAAACTTATCCACTTTACATCAATATCAGCAGATAAAACACTTACATTAACTGCCGCTGCAACTTTGGGTGCAGGATGGTTTTGCTATGTTCGTTATTCTGCAATTGCAAGTGGACCAGCAGGTTATGCTTATAAAGTTATTATTGACCCAAACGGATCAGAAACAATAGATGGTGAAGCAACAAGGAATATGAAGGGCGGTCAAACTTTTCAAATCTTATGTGACGGTTCTAACTTCCATATTTTATCTTCCGATGAAAGCAGGGCTTTTTCTCACAACGTCTTCTATGGTGGTGTTGGAACTTATGGTCAACCTCTTGCTCAACCAGAAGCTTCGGGGGCGTATGCTATTGCTTTAGGTGGTGCAGCATTATCTAGTGGAACTGGGTCTGTAGCCCTTGGGTATGACTCGAAATCTACTGGTAGTAATTCATTTGCAGGGCCAAAATCAACAGCCACAGGGCAGTACAGTGTTAGTCTTGGAAATGGTTCTCCTGCGGGGAATTACAATGGGGCAAGGGGTGCTGGTTCTATTGCTATTGGTCAAACAGTTTCAAATGCATCAGGAAGTCTTGCGATTGGACAATACGCTAATGCTACAGGCGCAAATGCTTCAGCTATAGGCCATTCTCTTGCTTCAGGATCACACTCCTTTGCCGCTGGTATAACATCTAATTCCTCAAGCTACGGCGCTACTGGTGCTAACTCTGTGGCTATTGGGAATCAGGCAAAGGCCACAGGCGAACATTCAATAGCACTGGGCAAGCTAAATATTGCTTCCAATCACTGGGCTTTTGTGGGTGGCTACGAAAATACAGGTTCAGGAGCATACTCGGCAACCCTTGGATCGGGGAACACAAACTCTGGGGCAGCAAATTTCTGTGTAGGCTACGGAAGTACGGCTGACGGAGACTATGGTGCTGCTATCGGGCGAACGGTAAGCCAACGTGACCAGAACCACACTTTAGCCTTTGGACTAGCTGGTCAACCTTGGACATCAGGTTCTACGCCCGATGGCGCATCTCAAACTCGCATCACAGGTTATGCAAAACAAACTGCTGATGCCTCGCCATTACCAATGAATGGCTACACTAGCAATCATTCGGTCAATGCAAATAACAGTTTTACTTTACCCAACAACGCAGCGGCAACATTTAGTCTGACCGTAATCGCTAATGTTACAGGCGGTGGGAACAGCAAAGCGTGGAAATTGGAAGGGGCGGTTAAAAGAGGTGCGTCTGCCTCTGCAACGGCATTAATCGGCAGTGTTATCAAAACCACAGTAGCCGAAGATAGCGGAGCGGCAAACTGGGACGTATCAATCGCCGCAAATACTACAATTGGCGGGTTGGTTATCACATGCACAGGTCAAGCCAGCACAAGCATACGCTGGGTGGGTCGCATGGACTCAACCGAGGTCACATATTGAGGATAGTTGAATGGGCGTTATAAATACTGATCACACAGGCTCTGGTGGAGCAATTACGTTATCATCTGATGGGACTAATCTTTTACTAGGTGGTAGTGCAGTAGGTGGTGGTGGTGGTGGTGCTGACTTATATGCTGCAAATGAAAGCAGTCCTGCAGGACAACCTTCAGCTACTGGTGCCAATGCTGTAGCCATAGGTGATAGTGCTACGGCTTCTGGTGCAGATACCTTTGCTATCGGTGAGTTAGCTATTGCTAGTGGTATAAGTGCGCTTGCACTAGGAAAATCCAGAGCCGCTGGTAATTGGTCAATAGCGATAGGCGTAGACAGTAATGCCGCTCACGTGGGAGCAATGTCTCAATATTCTATAGCTATTGGTCCTAGTACTAAGGCAGGTGCGCAGGGTACAAGCACAAGCAAATCTGTAGCATTGGGTAATGAGGCTAAAGCAGAGGGTCAGGATAGTACCGCTTTGGGTGCTGGGGCAGAAGCATCAGGAAGTAATTCTATTTCTATTGCAGGTGGGACCACTGATTCTGCTGCAACAGGGGGTTCCTCTGTTGGCATAGGCAAAGGGAAAAGTACGGGTCAGGGTTCTGTAAACATTTCCGGTAGCGACGCTAGTTACAATGCTCAAGCCAGCGGAATTGTTCTAGGAAAGGCTAATATCCCTAGCGGGGGCAGTAAAGGGTTTTCTGTACAAATTGATTCTCACACTAACACCTATGGAGGTACTGGTTCTAACAGTATTGCTCTGGGTTATCAAAACAGAGCTAGTGGTAGTAAGTCTGTAGCAATTGGGTCTTCAAACCAAGCCACAAATAGTTTTGCTACTGCAATCGGTACAGGTAACTACGCTACTCATTACGCATCTGTTGCACTGGGGCGAAATAACCAATCCTATGCTGGCTACGCTGTATGTCTGGGTAACGATAACGCCGTAAACCAATCTAAAGGTTTCGCTTCGGGTGAAAAAGCAAAGGCAAGGACAATAGGCCAGTTTGCCCGTGCATCAGGCGGACAAGGCAGTGCGGGTGAGATGCAAACTAGTTGGTTTACTTTAAACTGCACCACTAGTGATGCAACAACCAGAATTATGGGTGCAGAAAATGGATCAAACGGCTCATTGTCTACTGATCAAGTTTTCTTGGTGGATGACTCTGCATTGTCTTTTATTGGTACGGTTGTAGCCTGTGGCCCTGATGGTACAAAAACTGGTGGTTGGGAAATTAAAGGGCATCTAAAAAATGCCGCAGGTACAACAACATTACCCGCAAGTACTGTTACAGCATTATACAATCCTAACAATTGGGCGGTAGCCCTCACTGCCCATGATGCACATAATTCACTCAGAGTTTCTGTTACAGGAGAAGCCTCTTTATCAATTTGGTGGTCTGCTCAGATTATGTCATCTGAAGTGGTAAACAACTAAGTCACATACGCTTAAAAGGAGCAAAATAAAATGGCTATTACTAACAATATTACTACAGAAAATTCACAGTACGGTATTGCATTTAACGGTGCTTACTATCGGATTGCTACTACAGCAGTCAGTCGGCAACGGGGTACTGATCCAAAGTTCAGCGTCATGATTGACCTGTCGGGCTATGCGGCAACTCCTGATGATGACACCCGTGAGGTGGATTTCAAACGGTATGATGCACCACTAGACGCAGTAGAAGCAGCATCTGGTGCTACATTTCTAGCAAAATGTTACGCTTGGGTTATGGCCCAAAGCGATATGGACGGAAGTTCAGCAGCGTAGTAATATTTAGTTAAGTGCTTGTATTATAAATAGCAAAGTGCTATTATGCACTATCAAACAAATCAGGAATTTATATGTCACTGCACCTACTTAGTGCAGAGGAAATCCTAACTTACTGGCCTAACATCTCACCACATATTGATGCCGCACTTGAGCATTCTGCTGGCGAGATAACCACATTTCAAACCTTCCAACAGGCGATGCTCGGACAAATACATGTCTGGGCATATGTGGATCAGGACAAGATAACCTCTGCTTTTGCTACCCGCTTCTTAATCTTCGACAACA